GGGTGCTAATCTAGCCCCTAAAGTAAAAGAACTTGAAATGCGTCTTCAAATGTTGGAAAATGTGGTAAAAGAGTTACAATCCTCACCAAGACCGAAACTTGGTCGCCCTCCAAAGGATGCACATGGAAACGAACGACTTGAAGTCGATACTACAGGCAGAAATTGATGATTCAATTGGATTCATTGAAAGCGAAACTGTCGAGCAGCGCAAACAGGCTTTGGAGGCGTATCTTAGACAACCCTATGGTAACGAAGTTGAGGGAAAATCTCAGATCGTTACTGGCGAAGTAGCAGAAGCCATTGATGGCGCATTACCTAGCTTAGTCCGCATCTTCACAGGCTCAGATCAGATTGTTGTTTTTGAGCCACAAGGCCCACAAGATGAAGCCTCCGCAAAGCAAGCTACCGACTACTGTAACTGGGTGTTTAACAGGGATAACGAAGGCGTAGCGGTTCTCCATGATTGGTTCAAGGATGCTCTCTTGCAAAAGAACGGCATCGTCAAAGCCTATTGGGAAGACAAAGAAAACATCACTAAAGAGCGTTACTTCAACCTGTCTAACGATGAGTTGGCTATGCTTATGTCTGACGACACAATGGAGATTGTCGAGCAGGATACAGAAGACTTCCCTATGTTTGACCAGATGGGTCAACCTGCACTAGACCAGATGGGTCAGCCACTCATTAACTCTGTTCACAATGTTGTGGTGCAGCAGAAGAAAATGGTGGGTAGGGTTCGCATTGAGAACGTGCCTCCAGAGGAGTTCTTGATTAGCAAGAAAGCTAGAACAATTGCTGATAGTCCATTCGTAGCCCACAGGCAGATGTTGACTCGTAGCACATTGGTGGCTATGGGCTTTAACAAGAAGCAGGTCGAAGGCTTGCAGATGGGTGATGCTTTGGCGTACACACCAGAGCGTGTGGCTAGGTTCTCCGCAGGTGAGCAGCCCTACCAAGTTCAAACAGATGACCCCTCGATGCAAGAGATTGAGGTCTTTGAGTGCTACGTTAAGACTGATGTAAATGGTAAGGGTATTGCCTCATTGGTTCAGGTGTTCTACGCATCTAACGAGATTCTTGAAGATGAAAAAGGTAAGGAAATGGTCGAGGAAGTTGACTATGTTCCTTTCCACTCAATCTGCCCTATCCCAATTCCGCACAAGTTCTTTGGTAACTCACTAGCCGACAGAACAACAGACATTCAGCTAATCAAGACTACGATTACTCGTCAGATTCTTGATAACCTGTACCTGACAAACAATGCACGAGTGGTAGCTGTTGAGGGTCAGGTAAACCTTGACGACTTACTTACATCTACCGCAGGTGGTGTTATTCGTGCCAAGGCTATTGGTGCTGTTCAGCAATTGACTGTTCAGAACGTAGCTACATCTGCTTTCCCGATGCTTCAGTATTTGGACACAATGCAGTCTAAGCGTACAGGCGTATCGGATGCTTCACAGGGCTTAGACCCATCTATCTTGCAGAATGTGACTGCTGCGGCTGTTGCTTCTATGCAACAAGCTGGCGCAGGTAAGATTGAACTGATGGCTCGTATCTTTGCTGAGACAGGTGTTAAGTCTCTGTTCAAGGGCATCCTGCATCTGCTGTGTAAGTACCAAGACAAGCCTCGTTTGGTGCGTATGCGTGGACAGTTTGTAGAGTTTGACCCTCGCACATGGGCTAACCAGTACGATGTAGCAATTAACGTGGGATTGGGTTCTGGCAATCGTCAAGAGCAGATGGCTATGTTGTCGATGGTTCTTGCTAAACAAGAACAATTGATCGGTCAGTATGGCCCTGCTAATCCTTACGTCACTCCTGCACAGTATCGTTCTACCTTGGGTCGGATGGTTGAGTTGGCAGGGTTTAAAGATAGTGCTGAGTTCTACAAAGCGATTTCTCCAGAGCAAGATCAGCAATTGTCTAATCCTCCTCCTCCACAAGAGCCTCCAATGCCTCCAGAAGTTCAGGCTTTGATGGCTAGAACACAAGCTGAGATTCAGGCTAACCAACAAAAGGCTCAGTCTGATATGCAATTGCAACAACAGCAAATGCAGATTGACATGGAGATGGCTCAACAGAAGGCTGGTCTTGAGATGCAATTGTTGCGTGAGAAAGAAGCAGCTAAGTTGCAATTAGAGCGTGAGAAACAACAGGCTTACTTTGCTATGAAGCAACAGGAGTTTGAAGTTGAGGCTCAATTGAAAGCAATGAAGGTCGGTGCTGGTATTACTTCTAACGTAGAAATCAGAGGTTAATCATGGCAGCTATTGACGATCTCGTTCAACAAATCTTAGGACAAGGCACTACTTCTCAGTGGTCTGGTGCAGGGTATGGTTCTGCTGAAGCCAATGCCAAAGACATGGCTAGAATCCTTGACAGTATTGGCATTACTGACATTAGACAATTGGGCAAAGTTCCAGTGTATCGTCCAGTACAAGAAGTGGGTAAGGAATACAACGGCATAAGTGTTCAAGTAACTCCACCAAACGAAGAAGGTTTGGGTGGCGGGGAGTATTTTTATCGAGAATACACAGGAGAATATGAGCCAAATTGGGGCAGTGATGGTGGGCCTACCGCAATCACTCGCACAGTTATGGTTCCAAAGGACAAAGTTGAACCTTCTTACGGATATATTGACACTGTAGGAGTGGGAGATGTTGCATACGATCAAATTACTCGTGTAGATAAGAATAGCCTTGTATCAAAGGATGGCAAACTAACTGCAAAAACTGGTGAAACATTTGGCAATAAACTAACTGGTCAAGCAGTTCCAAACACTTACAGCGAACGACAAACAGGAAACTTCTTTGGTGGAACTTTTGCGGGTAAAGGCAACACTGGCTATGGTGTGCAATTCCAACCCGATGGCACACCAGTTTTTTATACGTCTGGCGCATCAAGCAATGATTTAGCCAATATATTGCAAGAAAATAAAATTCTAAATTTGGCTGCTAATGTTGCTGCTGCCACATTTGGAGGCCCACTTGGTTCGGCTGCTTTACAACTAGCCCAAGGCAAAGACATTAAAGATGCCGCAAAAGCCGCCGCTTTAACTTATGCAGGACAACAGGTAATGAGTGGTTTTGGCGGTGGTGGAGATGCATCATCATTAGCACCTAGTGATACTGGTGGATTGCTTGATAGCACTGGCAGAAGTGCTTTAGATGCTGGCATGGATGTCTATGGAACTACTGGAAATATTGGATTAGATGGTTTAATTTCTCCTGTTGAAATTACAGGTACGCCATCACCTAACTTTGATTTAATTTCTCCCGTGGAAATTACAGGCACACCACCACCTACTTCTGATTTAGTTTCTCCTGTAGAGATTACTGGAACACCTGCTCCCTCATTAGTTGACAAAGCTATATCTGCGGCTTCTAAGTTAAGCGTATCTGATGCAATTCGTTTAGCAGGTATTGGTGCGACATTGGCTGGTGGTGCTAAGTTAGCAAGTGGTGCTGGTGGTTCTGGTAGTGGTGGGTTTGACATTGTTCCTATCCCTAGTGATTGGACAGGCCCTCCTCCTACCTCAACAGCAGCGTTCACACCTCTACCAGATATTGATTTTGGCAACAAAGAAATGTTGCGTGGCACTCAATGGGAGCAGTTACTAAACCCTAACTATCGCAATGTTCCTGCGCCCACTCAGTACGCACAACCATCCAACATGAGTTATGACGAGTTAACAAGAATCTTGGGTGGCTCTAAGACCTCAGTGCCTACGCAAAACTTAACAATCAACGATGTAATTTCAGGAATACAAAACCAATATGGACAAGCACCTCAAGGCTCAGTGGGCTAAGAACTTACTGAATGATGACTTTTTCAAAGAAGTCATAGATAACTTGAAAAAAGAACAGATTAGTGTGATAATTAACACGAATAGTAGTGAAATAGATAGGCGTGAAGACGCTTATAGACATATCAGGACACTTGAGTTAATCACAGGACACCTAGAAGGCATGGCCTCGGAAACTGCGATTAGAGATAAGAAGTGGAAGATTTTGTAGATTCTGTTGCGTAAAAGCAACACCGCAGTTCAGACGGATTCTGACGATTTTTGAGATGACAAATGGAAAACACCAACCCACAAGGGAGTGAAAGCCTAAATGTAAACCAAGCCGCTTCAGCGTTTGAGAGTTTAATGGGTGATTCTGACGAAGCCTCACAAGGCCAATCTGATGGACAAACAGAGCAACTAGAAGCGAGTGACGAAGTTGAGCAGGACTACGAGGAGGAATCCGAGGAAACTGCGCCTAAGCCTAGATATAAAGTCAAGGCTGCTGGTGAGGAAATTGAAGTAGACGAAGAAGAACTCATCAAAGGTTATCAACAAGGTGCGGATTACACAAAGAAGTCTCAGGCTTTAGCTGAACAACGTAAAGCATTTGAAGCTGAACGTGGTCACTTAGAGCAAGTGAAACAAGAGCGACAAGCGTATGCCCAGAAATTACAGGCTTTGGATAGCTTCCTAAGTCAGCAAGAGCAGGGCGTTAACTTAGAGTATCTAAAGGAAACAGACCCCATTGGCTATGCCGTGGCGGTAGCTGACCAGAATCAGCGTGAGAAGCAGTTAGCAGTAGTTAGGAATGAGCAGCAACGCATTGCACAACAGCAACAAGCCGAGCATCATGCCTCTTTGCAAACACATCTCCGTTCTGAATCTGAGAAGTTAGCGAGTCTGATTCCTGAGTTAGCTACTGCACAGGGTGATGCGGTTCGGAAACAAATCCGTGACTATGCGAAGTCTGTTGGGTGGTCTGACCAAGAACTCAGTCAACTGTACGACAGTCGTGCTGTGGTGACTTTGTATAACGGGATGAAGTATCAGCAACTTCAAAAGAGCAAGCCAGAGGTAAACAAGAAACTTCAAGCTGCTCCTAAGATGATGCGATCAGGAACTTCTGCCCCTCCTACTAAGTCATCAGGTGACAAACAGGCAATGCAAAGGTTGCGTGAGACAGGAAAAGTCTCAGACGCTGCCAAAGCATTTGAACGATTCTTTTAAATTTTGGAGTATTAAATTATGGCTACCTATCAAACATATACCGCAATCGGTATGCGTGAAGACCTTTCGGATGTTATCTACTCGATTTCACCAACAGATGTCCCATTTATGTCGTCTATCGGCAAGACTAAAGCAACTGCTGTTCTGCACGAGTGGCAGACTGACAGCTTGGCTGCCGCTTCTTTAAGCAACTACGCAGTCGAGGGTGCAACAGCATCTGACGCTACTATGTCTCCAACTACCCGTGTTGGTAACCGCACTCAGATCGCACAGAAAACCATCAAGATTTCTGGCACTTTGCAGTCTGTTGACAAAGCTGGTCGTAAGTCTGAAAAGGCTTATCAGTTGGCTAAAGCCTCTAGCGAAATCAAGCGTGACATGGAAACCTCTTTGTTGAGCAACCAAGTTGCCGCTAATGGTGATTCTTCTACTGCCCGTAAATTGGGTGGTCTGCAAGCATGGTTGAACTCCAACTATGATGGCGGTACTTCTGGTGTTGCTGGTGACTTGGGAACTACTGCTCGTACAGATGGTACAAACCGCACTTTCACAGAGGCAATTTTGCAAACTGTTGTTAAAGAAGTTTACGCTTCTGGTGGCAATCCTAAAGTGTTGATGGTCAACCCTGCTCACAAGCAGTTGGTTTCCGCTTTCACAGGTATTGCTGCACAGCGTTTCATGGCCCCTAGCAATGCGCCTACAACCATAATTTCGGCTGCGGACGTTTATTTGTCAGATTTCGGTGCAATCTCAATTGTTCCCAACAGGTTCATGACTTCTACCAACTCATGTGGCGAGACAGCATTTATTGTTGACCCTGACATGGCTGCTATTGCTTACTTGCGTCCTTTCCAGACCAACGAGTTGGCTGTGACTGGCGACAATGAGTCTACACAGTTGTTGGCTGAGTACACCTTGGAAGTAAAAAACCAAGCTGCTCACGGCATTTTGGCTGACTTGACACCTTAATCTAAGGTAACCCAAAAGATGCCTCAGACTTAAACCTCTGGGGCATTTTCTTTTCTACTCAAACTGATAGAATTAGGCTATGCAAAATCCTAACAATTTTCGTGAAACTGCTGTCCATGCTGATGGTGAGGGCGGTATCGTTATTCAAACTCGTCAGGAT